GGTTTTCGAGAGCGATGACGGATCGCTACTGGCTGCAAGTGTGGTGGAAATTGAAGCCGCCCCTGCCGCCACACCGTTGCCGATTGGGAATTCGTCAGAGGCTACGCCGTCTTTCGATCGAACGACAACCCAATAGTATCGAGTAGTCGTGTCGGTTTTTGGAATAAAGACGGAGGTGGTATTGCCCGTCCAGATTTTCGATGCGCTGCTGAATGGCGTGATCGAGGTATGTTCCCAGATTTCATACACGGCACCGACAGGGAATACAGACGGCGCGACCCAACTCAATGTAAAGCCAGAGGTGAGGTTTTTGGCGGTAAGGTTAGAAGCCGATAGCGGCTTGTAATCGCTAGGCGTTGGGTCGGTTACGCTCGTCGGGGTTTCATAGTCGCCCGTTGCAGGGTCAGTCCAATTCCCAGAGGCTTCTTCGCGCAGAATCAAATCAACTGCACCTGATGGGTCAAACTTCCATCCTTCGCATCGAACCGTCTTATTTGTCCATCCGATTTCCGAGAACGTCACCGTGCCAGTTTCAAATGGTCGAATCTTGTAGGCTGAAAGACCGCACCTGACGTTTGCAACCTGACCGTTTCTGCTACGCCGAGAAATTAGGATCGCATGACGTTGCGCTTCGTATTCGTTAGTGCAAGCAAAGAAGTCAGTCTCAAACCATATCTGCTCGCCATCCTCGGTGATATAGGTATTGTTTATCACCGGCTGATATTCCATCGGTTGCCAGTTTCGATCCTTATTGATGAACTGACCACGCACCGAGTTATAACGCTGATTGTATGGATAAGCCGTCGTAACGCTTAACCCGCCATCGATCAGGTCGTTATCGCCAAGCGTAAAAGCCGAGGACGACCACGCCCCTGCATACATACGCCACTTGCCGCCAGAGTAATAACAGACCCCTGCCATGGCTTGCGCGAGGACTTGGATATTTTCCTCGAAGCGATCGGTGGCAATCAGGATGACGTTACAGGTGTATCGTTTCTGCGTTGCGCTGCCCGGGATATTTACAAGTTCGTCACAGATGTCTGCGGCATCCATAACAAGGTCGTAATCGATTTTTTCATCGCTCTCGCCAAGCCCGAGTTTATTGTCGAGCAAGTAGTCAGCAAGGCAAAGAGCAGGATTCGTCGAGTAAGCCCAAGTCGTAGGATCATCCACACGCTGCGAGCCGCTGCCGCCTGTTCTCGTAGAGTCAAGGCGAGGATCGTAGACTTTTTTGCCTTGCACCAAGCAAGTAACTTCGGGCTTGCCGGTTTTATAGATCGTCTCGTCAAACTGGTAGGTCAGCGCGATATAGGCAACTCCGCGACCGCGATGGTTAGTTGTCCATTGAGTCGGGAATGTCTGCGAGAGTTTCCAATCTACGGTCTGCGTAATGGTTCCGACGTATCGACGAACCCATGCCTTACCGTTATAGGTTCCGGTCGTGACTTTGCCATCGTCGGTGCTGCCGGTGATTGCAGTAATCGTACCGATTGCGGCTCGATTAAAGTATACCGTGCCAAGTTGATTGCATTCGTGACCGGCAACGGCGAGGATTTGATGCAGGAATTCATTATTATTGCCAGAGGTCATCGGAGGAATGACGTTCATACCGGCGACTAGATTCTCTCCGTAAACAATACGACGAGGTTCTACCGTGCCGCTAAACTCCACATCGTTACGGGCCTTGCTGATCTTTGGTATGCCGATCAGAGAGAGCGTAATCTTATTCAGCGCGTAGAGACTGCCGCCGATAGCCGCAGTCGCGAAGAAAGTTCCGGCCACATAACCGGCAGCAACAGACCCTGTTGCATAGGCCGCAGCATACGCAACCGTACCGGCTACTTTTAAGATCGCGGAGAATACTGCTTGCGGCATTTATATTGTCCAGTAGCAAATGGTTTGTGATCTCGGCAAGTACACCACGCCGGATTCATAGACTGAGGCAATCGTACTGCCAACGCATATCCCAAGCGTCTCGCCTAATGCGCCTTCAAAAAGCACGACATCGCCACGTTGCGCGCGACCCGTTTTAGATTTGCCGAGATAACCGGAAATGGCTTTCTCCATTCCGCCTTCCTCGACTATGTATCGAATAGCAGAATCTTCGTCGTTATATTTCTCGGAGAGTTGCTCGGCAAAATTAGACCCACTTGCCGACGAAACCTTGTATGGCATGGGTCAAGTCGAAGAATCGATCACCGGCATAGATAACTTGCTGATCCTGATTCGTATAACGAGCAACTCGAGGTTCACGACGTAGACGGTGCTCGCAAGTCAATTCGATGACCGCTTGCCCTTTATCAAGGTTTATGGTCATCTGATTCATGCGACCTTCCCAGATCGTTTCTGGAGTGTCGATCAGTGCGCCGGTTGATTGACTCACAAATCCTAGATAGATGACAACCGTTCTGTTCTGGTAAACCTCACTCATCGTTGGGGTGATGAACGTCGTATCTACTCCAGAGAGCGTAAGTTTTACGCCGCGAGCAACGATATCGACGTTCTCATCGATAACGTCTACTCCACCGAACTGTCCCACTCCAAGGTAATTATTACCACCAAAAGCCAGAGTACCAGCACCGTCATGGATACGAACCACACCAGACGAAAAATCGAGGTCAGCAAGAACGACAGCAATGATTGAAGATTTATCGGCTTCTGTTGCATTGGTATTTGATACAAACCGTGTCATGTGATGTCTTCGATTAGATTGATTTCAATGTCAGAGATGATGCCCGGTCGCGTATCCCAACTCGTAGAGTCGGAGCCAAGCATAAACTTGCCCATCGGAGAGCGGAAAATAATAGGCGCGTTATTAGCCGGAGCAGTTCGCAACGACGGCTCGAAGATCATATAGCCGTTGCCAGAGCCATCGGAATTAAGATCGGCGGTGAGTCGCTTAAGTTCGCCGTTCACTTCGAACAAATCACCGGCCCTAGCAACGCCTAAAGTCGAGGCTGGCAAACCGTCTACGATGAGTTTGTTACCCGTTTGCGATGCGCCGTTAACAAGGACGCAACGGGCTGCGGATACCCACGAAAGAAACTGAAAATTACCCGCTGCGCGACCAGAGATGTAATCGTGGAAAGAAAAATGCGTCGAGGTTCCAGAGGCGGAAAAACTCTCGACGTAGTAACCGTCAGCCGTGCGAGTTGTTCCGTTGAGAACATCGGTTGCGCCTTGCGTTGTACCGGCTTCTATTGAGGCTCTCGCGTTACCGCGACCCGCGTAGAGCAGCATACGAACAGCATAGGGAGCCGAGGCGACTGTTGTAGCCGCAGCCTGATATGCGTATCGGTCAGCCGTTACGCCAGTTCTGGCAAGTCGCAACCCGAAATGACTGTCGGCAGAAAGTACCAGTTCGGCGTTGCTCGAAGTCCATCCGGTCGTATCGACGGTCGCCGCATTGTTTGATAGTAACTCTGGACAGGCGAGCGAACCGGCAAGCGTATAGGATGGATCGGTGAAATAGACACGATTGGTGCGACCACGGAGGGCAGCAAGGAGAGAGAGTAGCCGTCGGCGTTTCTGCCCCGATACGGCCCTGTAGATCGCTCTAACGCCCCATCGCAGCCCGGGACGGGAGACGGTACGGGTAGCACCGGAGAGCGGGGACACAAAGACTGCCGTGTTATCTAGCAGCGTCCACTCTACGGACGAGGCGACGAGGTCGGGTGGTAAAACGTAGTCGGTCATCGGCCTATCCCATAACGGCGATCAAGTTCGTCGAAGATTCTACGATTATTCTCTTTGAGAATCCCGGGGAGGGCTTGCTGAAGGTCTGCCGTTGCGCCTCGCGCATCGATGTTATACACGGGTGCCACAGTTACTCCTCCCATGCGGTTATTCGGGACGATAGAGCCACTTGAGTTAGGTACGAACAACTCCGGCCCACGCTCTCCGACAATGTATGGCGTGCCTTGCGAGACAGGGCCACCAATAGCACGACCTTCTATCGACTTGACTGCTGCGTTAGCGAAATCAGCCATGAAGCCAGTTCCGCCTGTAAACATACGGAAGAAAGCGAGCAAGATTTGTTGCGCTACAATCTGTGCGACCATCTGACGAAGCATATTGACAAAGTTAGCCAACATTCCTCGCAGACCATCCTTAAACGGATCGAATAGGAATTGAGCAAAAGCGTTCTGCATATTCTCTGCCGCAGTACGCGCAAACTCGGTCATGCCTTTGGTCTTATCTTTCATGGCGGTATCGAGCGTGTCAAAAACTGTTTCGCCTAATTCGCCACCTTCGCCTAATTGCGTAGCGATCTTGTCGCGCATATCGACTAGGGATTTCTCGATATCTATTTCAAGGTCGACTTGAACAACCATATCTTCAAGTGCTTTGATGTTAGCGCGAACCTCGATAGGAATTTCTACCGGAGTTTTATATTTAGACAATTCTTCGTCGATCTGTTTTTTGAATCCCGGCGGCGGCTTCGCTTGCTGCGTCGTATTGTTTAGGCTTTTCTGTGCTTCTTCAAGAAGTTTGATTGCTCGCTCATAGTCTTTGATAAGACTTTCTGATTCAGCAATTTTCTTTGCTTGATCTGCAAAAGGAAGGTCGCGAGTCTCAACGGATGTTAAATCACTCTTGAGCAAAGCAACTTGCTTTCGATAGTTCTCGATAACCTGATCGAATCCGGCGAGAGGCATATCATAAGAGCCTGTCGTCAATCTAGTTATAAGATTAAAGAATTCAGTCAACGGCCCTGCAACCATAGCAGTCAGGATTCGAGCCATTCCGCTAAATGATTGAGATAACTTTTTAATCGCCTCATCTGCTTGGGCAAGTTTCTGAACCTGATCGGTAGAGATAACAAGCCCGAGAGCCTCGGCTTCTTCTCTTGCTATGCGTATGCCTTCTGCACCTTTTTCAAACAAAGGCAAAAGATCGGCACCAGCCTTGCCAAACACTTCAACTGCTGCGCGTGCTTTATCGGCAGGATTTGTCAAAGCATTTATTCGATCAGCGAGAAGTTCAAACTGCTGATCGGGAGCAAGGTTTTTAAGTTGCTCAAGAGAAATGCCAAGAGCATCGAGCGTTTCTTTTTGCGCCTTGCCTCCAGAGGTTGCTTGCGACAAATTGACTTGCATTTTTCTTAATGCAGTCGAAAGTGAGCCTAGATCAATATCAGATTGCTTTGCCGCATAAGACAAAGCCGATAACTGCTCGACTGCAATACCAGATTTAACTGCTGCTTTTTGCAGTTCGTCGCCATATTGGATTGCAGACATAGCGGTACGGGTCAAGAACTGCCCGACCGCTACCGCACCGATACCGGCAAACGCTCTCTTGAGGATCGAGGCTTGATCGCCAAGACCGCGCAAACCTTTCATAGCCGAATTGATAGCACCTTGCGTGCGGTCAACTGCGCTAATGACTACTTGTGCTTGCGCCATGCTCGCTCCTGATCCTCTGCCTCTAACTTACAGGCGGCTAGAAGATGATAAAAGTCGCTCTCTGTCATCTCAAAAATCTGATCTGGGAGGACGTGCAACCGTAGCGCGAGAGCGTAAATCGCTCGGAGATGCCCGTCCTCAATCAGTTTTTTTCGGCATCCTCGACGCTAACCGGAGCAGTATTCATCGCTGAAACAATCTGCGCCATTACGTCGGGGTCATATTCATTAAGCAGTTCGATGCGTTCTGCTTTGCTGAACATTCTCTTGCCTTCCTTGTCCCTGGCCCTAACGATCAAGGTGATCGCCATAGCCTCCAAGTCAAGGATGGTTTCGTCGCCCTTTTGCTTTGCGAGCATGAAAATCTCACGCCGCTCTGCCAAGGTCATATCCGGCCAGAAATACACCGTGGTATTCCAAGCCGGTACAGGGATCGCAACCAACGTGTCGGGCTTACGCCGTTCCGCGAATTGCGCCTTCGCCTGTTCTTTCCAATTCATAAAACCTCGCTATTAAGAAGTTGCTGCCGTAAGTGTGCCGTTTCCAATGAAGTTAAACGTGATCTCGGTGATCGCTCCGCGCTGCACGTTGCGGGTGATTTCCGTAATCAAAGCGTTACCGCTGTAGCGAGTATCACCACTATCAATGCCTTCCGGTGCAAGCACTAGAGCGACGTTTGCACCAGGAGCCATCGCGACCTGACCGGAGGTATCCGTCTCATCCCAAAATGCCGTCACAGAGCCGCTCCACGCAGTAATCGCCGTGATGTTATAGGTTTTAGCAGTATCCGCGAGGGTCGTATCCTCGGCGTATTCTGCGCTAGCCGTAAAAGAAAAGCCGGTCACTTCCGCGACGGTGTTTGCGCCGACACGAACAAGACCTTCTGAACCGTGATGATTTGCCATGCTAATTACTCCTTATGCCGCAGTTCCGGTCGTCAATACGCCGTTACCGATGAAGTTAAAAGTGATCTCTGTAATTGCGCCACGCTGCACATTGCGCGTGATCTCTGTAACCAGAGCGTTGCCGTAATAGTAAACGTCGGGATTGACCGCCCCTTCTGGATACAATTTCAGATCGACGTTTGCGTTCGGGGCAAAGTTCAACTGTCCCGTATCCGCTTCGTCCCAAAATGCCGTGACCGTTCCACTCCACGATGTTATTGCAGTCGTGTTATAGGTCTCGGTAAAAGAAAATCCGGTCACTTCGCCCACGGTTGCGGAGCCAGCGCCGGTCTTAACAAGCCCTTCCGAGCCATGATGGTTTGCCATAAATACTCCTTACGAAATAATAGTTCCTGCGTCAGTCTCCGCAGTCCGATAGGAAACTCGGAACTGCATTCTCGCTGACCCTATCGGCGCGTCACCGCTAAAGTCGAGCGTGATTTGTGTATCCATCAGGATACAGTCCTTTACAACGCTGCCGAGCGTGTTATCCGCTCCGATAGCGTTTTCAACCGATTCGCATAGTCTGTCGAGTCGATCATCAAGATAGTCTGAATCACGCGCTACGCATTCGATGATTAGCATCATCTCTCGGTCGAACTTGCGCGGATACGTTAAGGTGGTCTGCGATACGGAATCTGTATTCGTGTACACCAATGCCATAGAAACCGTGTTGGCAGGGATTGGGTAAACGCGAGACTTGGAGATCGTATTTGCGACCTGTGCGTTAGTCAGAATCGTAACGACTTGATCGCGAATCTGTTTGCGTGCGTGAGCCATTACGGATTACCTGTCTCTAGGAGAATGAAACTGCCGCTCTCTTGCAGCATATTTGTACCGTCTTGCAGCAAGAGGTTGTTTTCCTCTGCAATCTCAAGTCTGGTAGCAAACTCGAGAACCAATACGGTCACGCCTGTGCCGTCTGCCTTAAAGTTACGAACGGTGTATTGATCGCAGTCGATAAAGAGCAAGTCACCGACTACAGGCTTGCAAGGAAGCGCAGCGGTCGGGATCGTGAAGATCGGCGTGCTACTGCTGAAACCAACCTCGGCAACGTCAACTAACTGATAGTTGCTATCGAAGATGCCATTAATCGTAAACCGCTTACCTTTGTTTTTATAAACGGCTTTTCGGCCCCAATCAGAGGGCGAGAACATCGATGCTCGATCAAAACTGCTCTCGAATGTCATGGCGCATCCAGATCGGTAGAGGTTTCTAGAATCAACGTCGTTACGCCTGTGCCGTCAGGCTGAATTTCCTGCACGGTATAGGTATCGCATTCATGTATTACTTTGTCGCCCGGGGCTGCTTCAACCGGCAAACTCTCGGACGGCAATACCACGGTGATGCGCTCGGAGGCGAACTCTGCCTCGGCTATTGTCACGCCCTGATAAGGCGAATCGAGAATCCCACGGATCGCATGGCGAGTTTTGCCAATTTTATAAATCAGCCAAACCGCTGCATCGCGAAAGAAAGCATCCGTATCGAATTGGTTATACACCGCCATAACGCACGCTCCACATTTCGCTCGTAGAGGTCGGGCCGATTCGAGTCACTGATCCCGAGAAGGTCTGTCTAAAAAGCAAATCCCATGCAGGATAGGGTCTAGCAGAGGGGTGGAGGTTTACCCCATCCCAGAACGTCGGATAATCGGCGGCGGCGATAATCAAAACGCCACCACAGACTCGCTCAAGTTCTAGAAGTCCCGGCACGATGTCCGGCTCTAGGATGTGCTCGATCACATCAATACAGGTCACTACGTCGAATGACTTATCCTCAAAAGGCAGATCAGTAATGACCGCCTGATGGACGTTTTCGTTGCATAACTCTGGAACCGCCTCGGTGCCTATAACGGGCTTAAAGCCGATTCTAGAGGCGGCTGCCATTAACTCGCCCCTACCGCAAGATACGTCAAGAAATGACCCAGAAAGGCCGCTAATAGCCTTTAATACGGGGTCGCGTCGGTCGTCCGACATCCCGTAGTGATCATATCGGGCATAAACGCCCCGATACTTCTCAATCTCCTTTTCGCGGTCGTCCACGCTTCGGAGCCTCCGGTTGAGAGAAGAAGGAGGGGCGTGTGTATTCGACCGCCATACCGCGACCGATCAGCCATTTCCCAAACGTCGTATCTACATCGACCACTCGACCACGTTCTAGGGTCTGCCCGTTGTAAAGACGGGAGCGGATCATTTCGACTTTCATAACGGCTTAAATACCTTTGTGAGACAACCCGAAGCGACGAAAACCTTGTCAGGCTCTTTCATGTAATCGCGAACCTTTATCCACGCATTGATATTCGAAATGCCTTCTTCGACTCGCATATCGCCTAACTTACTGTGCCAGTACCGGCGCGTGGTCATGTAGTTATCGCAACCACAAACATAAATCTCATCGAATCCGAGGTAGTCGGCAATCCAGACCGCAGTACCGCCGGAGAATCCAAAGTCAGGAACAATGCCTGACCAAATATCGCACGCATCTTTGTGGTGCGAAATCACCGGAGCGTGGCCCTGCAATATCGGCCACAACTCTTTGTCCTGATAAACGATGTACTCCAAATTAAGAAGGAGAGCGTGCTGATTCACTCCAATCAACACGCCCTCCCTCAAGAGGCGATGCCGCACCGACCTGATATCTTCTATCAGGTTGGGGCCACCACCGAGGACGGCACAACGCTGCCCTCGATGGCGACCTTGATATGCGGCTAGATCAATCACTATTAGGTCGTGACGATCTCGTTGCACTCGGCAAACGACTCGGGGTGACGCACTGCGAAGTCGCAGTCGTGGAACGCCACGATGCGAACCGTGCCTTCCTTCGAGCCGGTGTACGGATCAGCCATCAGGTCGATGCCCGACCACTGACCGATCAACAGGTCGCTCCACACGCCGAAGATCATGGCCGAAGATCATGGCCGAGAGGTTGCTGCCCGATCCCTTGGAGAGATTGGACGGAACCTGCTGCGATACCATAATCGGGAAGCCGTAGAGGTTGTTCATGTCCGGCCCGAGGATAAAGTTACCCTCGACACCGCTCGTCTGCTTCGACGTACTCGCAAGTTTCGCCTTGACCTGACCGTTGGTCAGGAACGAAGCGGCACCCGTAAGCGCGTTGTCGATCTCGACTTCTCGAACAAGGCTCACAACCATCGCCCAAGTCGGCGCACCGCCGTTCGTGCCGAGCGTCACCGAGCCAATGCCCGAGGTGTTCAGCACGCCAGTCGGCTTGTTGCTGCCCGAACCGGCGACCGCAGCACCGTCCATCGCAACGGCGATAGAAGTGGCGAGGTCGTTACGAACGAGCGTCTCGATGTCGAGCGACGACTGCAACATCAAGCGACGGCTGTAATCGACATAGGCCGCGAGCGTCTTGGGAGACATCGTGACCTGATCGAACGCCGGAGCGTTGGTGCTTTCCGTCGGGGCCGCATTCTCGCCAACCCAGTAGGCAGACGAGGCAGCGGTCTTGCGCGGAATCGCGACGTTACCGGAAAGGCCGGTGAGGAACTGCGCACCGAGTTGGTTAAGAACCATCTTGTTACGCAGCACATCGATGAACGACGCAGAGAGGAGGTCGGTCGGAACGAGGTTGCCAGCCTTCGCAGTGCCGGAAGCCGTCGAGGTCGTGAGGTCACGATACACAACGTCAGCCGGAACCATGATGCCACGCGAGTCGCGGCCTTCCTTCTTCTGCGCAGCCTGTGAAGCCTCAAACTCAAAAGCGGCTTCTTCTTGAGCGCGACGATCCTGCGGGTTCGAAAGCGCACGAATCGCACGAACGAACGAGAAGTTACGCACTTCCTTGTCGCTCATGCCGATCTCGTTGCTCACCGACAGGGGCTTGCTGCCAACCTTGTCGAGCAACGCGCCACGGAACTGCTCAATCGACGCGCCGTCACGGATGGCGGCTTCGCCAAACTCACGGTGGTTATGCCGCGAGGCCAGATCAAGAATCGCCGCAACGCGCTCGCGCTCGGCTTTTGCAGCGTCAGCACGGACGCTAGAGATATCTTCAGACATTTTAGTCTCCTTTACGATAATGATAGGATCGGCAACCGGAGCCGGTGCGGGAGCCTCGAGGGAACGCCCAACGCCGACGCTAGTATCTGCCGGAATACTCACGATGCTAATCTCGAGCGGCATCCAACGAGTAGCACGGAAAATCTCCCGATCTCCCTTCTTACCGTCTGAAACCATCTCGCTAATAACGTAACCGACAGATACGTTTGACCGTATGCCATCTTTTACGTCTTGCCAGATTTCCTCGGCTCGCGCACTTTTCCCAAAGCGCACTACGGCTCGCGCCACGCGATCCGTTCCGAGGCTAATCTGCTCCACTACTCCGACCTGATCGGCCATTTCGTGATCTACCAAAAGCGGCGCACGGCCACTCCCAATAAATTCCATATCAATCGCGCCGGGTGAGTGATCGAGAATCTCGACCCCCCATCCACGGTCTACGCCCATTTCGCTAGAGAAAGCAAGCGTAGCACGGCGCTGATCTTCCATGATGGATTGACGCTCGAATACCGCCGAACGGAATACTCGCTCGGTCGGCCCCTTGCGCTTGGCAGGGCCAGCGTAGTCTTCTTCCCACGGCTCGTTGCCGTAGATGTCTTTCGGACGCTCGCCTTCCATTTCATATTCGGCTTCTTCCTCGAAGTCCTCGATCATCTCGTCGGATTCTTCGGATTCGTCCATGTCGTATTCGGACTTGGCAAAAGTCACCGTGACGGTGGCCTCGTCCTCGACGACGGCTACAACGTGTCGCTCTTCTACCTTGTCCATATTTCGGCCCTCATCTTCTCGATCCAATTCTTCGCTTTTGCGGTTAGCCCACGCTTTGCCTGGATCACCGCCCCATAAAGCCCACGCGATTCTCCCTGCACTTGGGTAGCCTTCTTCGCCCGGGGAGAACCCTTCGGCTTCTTTGTCAACTTCGTGTCGCGCAAAATAACTAACCATCCTTCGGACTGTTTCGGGGGAGAGATTCGCCCGATTCTTAATATCTCGCGCACGGGCAACACCAACTTGAGTGCCGCCGCGCCCGAATTCCTCACGCCAAGCGAGTCCACGCTCGGCTTCGGATGCCATTTCTTCAGTAGGTTTTAGATCGACCGCCATTATTCGAGCCTCAAGAACGATTCTGCCGTCGTGGTCAGGGTCAATGCAACCACACGAACCGTGCCGTCGCTTCCCTTAACTTTGATCGTCAGCGTTGAGTTATCGGTCAATTCAAAAACCATATCGCCATTGTTTGCAGGGGTCGCCGTTGCAGCCGGTTGGATCGTCACCGCATTAGAGTTCTGCGTGGACATCGTACCGAGGCCGCTAACCGCCGTATTAGCGATAGCGATATTGGTATTCGATGCAGCCGTGAGTCTGCCCTGCGCATCGACGGTAAAGGTCGCTACCTGTGTGGCAGAGCCATAGGAAGCAGCCGTGACTGCGGTATTAGCGAGCGATATCGTCCTATTAGCCGAAAGATCACCGCCGCCGCTTAATCCCGTCCCTGCTGAAATCGTGCGAGTCGTTGGGGCTGCGCCAACATCGGATGCCACAAGTGTAACGGCTCCCGTTAAACCGTTGACGGAAAGTACCGCATCGGTCGGGGTCAGTAACTCTTGCCAATTGCCAAGCGTCGAATACGGATCGGCGGTCAGAATGAATGACTTATTGAGATCAGTTCTAACGGCTACGTCGCCCTTCTCTGCGGTTGAGAGAGCGAGCATGGCTGCTTGCGAGGCGACGACAAATGTATCCGTAATCGCCAGAGCAGGGAGTTGGTTGTTCGGTATTTTGCTATTCGCGTCGAGCGTTGCTACGCCATTGGCCGCTGCCTTCTGGCTGACGTTGATCGCGTCCGTAATACCATAGCCAGATAGCGTAGTCGGGGTCGAGGTGATCGACGAGAAAGCCGGAGTCACCGTCGTATTCGCAGCAGCCGTCAATCGGCCCTGTGCGTCTACGGTGAAGGTTCCAACTTGAGTTGCGCTGCCGTATGACCCTGCCGAAACCGCCGTATTCGCAAGGTCAATGGTTCCGGTAGAGGTAATCGTGCCGCCACTTAATCCGGTTCCGGCGATAATACTCGTAACTGTGCCGACTCCGGCTGCGACCCACTCAACATCGGTACCGCCGACATTAAGGGCAAGAACCTTTCCGGCATTGCTCGTATAGGACGGAAGCAGATTGACCCGAGCGGCAGAGGCACTCGAGGCTCCAGTACCGCCATCAGCCACGGCAAGGTCAGTAATTCCTGTGATGCTGCCGCCTGTAATGCTGACGTTGTTAGCATTCTGCGTGGAGATCGTCCCTAAACCGGAAACGGCAGTATTAGGAATCGCAATCGTCGCGTTAGCAGCGGAGGTTAATCGACCCTGTGCGTCAACGGTGAAAGTCGGCACCACGCTAGCAGAGCCATACGATCCTGCGCTAACTGCTGTGTTTGCAAGGCTAATGGTTCCAGACGAGGTGATAGTTCCACCCGTCAAGCCTGTGCCAGTTGCGATGCTCGTAACAGTTCCAACTTGCGGAGCAGAAATCGTAATCGTTCCTGCGCCATTAGTTACCGTGATTCC